CTTCCACATAAGTTCTGAGATTATATGGAATGTTCTCTCTCAGTTCCTTAGTCCACTCAACGTTTCCGAGAGCTGCATGTTGCTCTGCCATAAAGCGAGGAATGTCAATCATCTCAGCCATGGTCTTACGATAACCAAGAATATAAGCCCAAATAATCATAGCAGGCGTCAACTTCGCTTTCTTATTACCATATGGTCTAAATTTCTCTGGATAAGCAATCAAGCCAATCACTTCTCCAAACCATCTCCAAGGACCAGTTGGCGACCAATATCTCGAAAGATACTCAGGGTCCTTAGCATAATCACCGAAGTTAGACTTATCTGTGTTCGTTTTTATCCCGAAATTGTGCGTAATATAGTTGGAAATATCATGAATGTCGCTGCTTTCTATCTCTACCTTTCTCAGATAAATCAAGTTGTCATCACCCATGATATTATATTCCGCCTCGAGTCCAAACTTAGATAACCACGTTTCCGTAATTATCTCATTACAGATGCCATTAATGATGGCGGTGAATCTACTTCCCGACGGATTTCCATGTGTAGCGTGAACTACACCATCAGCCGTGATTAGATTCTTATTGATGAAATCCTCCTCACAAAGCGCTAATAGCTCAGAATCGTACTCAGAGAAAGCTGCTCTTACAACATCAAATGCAGACCGAAGCAACCAACTCGGAATGGTACTGTCATATTTGGAGTAATCCAAACTAATGAAGTTTCTTCCGCATCTTCTTTGCTCGTTGGTCCAGTTAGTAATCCAAGCATCATCCTTACCAATCGCCGAATAAGGATAAGACTTTAACCACTCTGTAAGAGGTTGCGCGAATCTGCTTTCAGTAATAATAGGATGTAAGGCTACCATCATTACCATCCTAAGTTTCATCTTGCAGGTATTCGTTCTCTTACCATTCTCATCGTAAGCGCCGGAACCTTGAGTACGCCTTCCCATGATGATAGGGTCATTGAATGATCCATCACGCAGGGCCTTAGCTTCCCGTTCCTCATGAACTTGAAC